GTAATCCTATTAGTACGGCACTCAGCACGGCGCAACCGCCAGCGCCAAAGGCTGCCCATTCTGCCGGACTCATGCTTCATCTGCACCGAGGCCATAAGCACTATCGGATTTATCTAAAGCCCTAGCTGCTGGGCCTGCAAGTGCGGCCACTACTACTGATATAACTGGATCTAGTCCTAACTCATTACTTGCTAAGAATGTTAAAAATGATACAAGCACACCCCTAAAGTATGATTTAAGTATTGCTTTTTGCTTTTTACTGATCTTCATAAGTTACCCCCTAGTAGTGGTATATCAAACGGCTTGCTATCTTTATCGCCTAACTTTGTAAAACTAATATGTATGTGCTTTGTGTGCTTGTTAAAACCCTTGTACTTACGCCACTTAAAATTAAGTATCTTGCTAGCGATCATGCCATTATGGATTACGTAAGATATGCGCTTATCGGTCTTTGCACAGATTCTGATCTGGTCAGCCAAATATACCGAGAGCCCCTCGGATGAATCCAAGCGAGAATCCACATCAATGGCTCGTACACACCCATCTGTATCTGGATTATGATCCGATTTTCTGGTGGAATGACGAGCATCACCCACCCACCCATCAGAGGTAGAGCGACGATCTGCGTACCAGGTATCAATCTGATCTCTTAACTGTGTACCAGCTGCACAAAGCCAAGGTTTCATTTACTGGCTATAAACCTAGAGCGCGTAAATCATCGGTAGTTAAACCAAGTGCGGCTAACTTACCTTCGGCTGCTGCTTTTGCTTGCGCCTTTGCTTCGGCTTCGGCTTTGCGCTGTACTTGTAATTGTGCTGCTTCTTGCCTCATTTGTAAAACTTCTTCAATTTCTTTTTGAGTAAGTTCTACCGCAACACCATCTTCGGTTCTAAACATTTTCTCGGTCATTTTAAGCATCCGCCAATCCGTAGACTCTATAAAATCCAGTAATATTTCCAGTATTTGCTATTAAAGAGAAACCATCAAAACTTGTGGTTACGGGTTTACCCATACCAACTAATTGTTGGTTGTTATCAGTTGAATTGAAATTTGTTGAAGTAGCAAAACCAGTCGTATTTTCAGTAGCAAAAGGATTAAACATTTCAATTCTAAAATTATTGCCAGTGCTTGAAGCATAGGTGCTTATTACTTCTGTCCAACTAGATGCATTTAAACTATTTCCACCAGTTAAATTAGCAGAAAAATTAGATATAGAACTTCTGTCATAATCTGAGGTTGTATTATCTGTTCCAGATACTCTCATTCTTATACTTACATTTACCTGAGTTGAACAAGCTGTAATTGAGCCAAGAATAAGGTAATTTTTATAGGTTGCTGAGAAACAATTATTTACATTTACTGCTGATGAACTTGTAAAGGTTGCACCTGCAATAAATGTTAAACCGCTACCACCACCTGCTGGAGTAGCCCAACTAGGCACACCACCTGCAACTGTTAATACTTGACCTGTAGTACCAATACCTAATCTTGCTGGTGTTGATCCACTAGAAGAATAAATTGTGTCGCCTGTAGTAGTCATTGGGTTGGTCATGCCAGTTGTATCCACGTTAGCCCATGCACTGCCTGTGTAATATGTTGTTACATTTGTATCTTTAAGATAAGCAAATTGTCCTTCTTGTGGTGATGTAATTGCTGAATCTCTAGCTGCTGCACTTGCAAAGACTAAAATCCCCTGCATTAAATAGCCATTAGTATCGGCTGCAGTCAGCACCTCACCAGTTGTAAACGTCTTAAAACCTAATCCTGCTGCCATTTGTACTCCCTAGTAACTTAGGACATTATAGTCTAAAGTGCCATAAATCGTATCATTTAGGATAAATGCGTCTATGACTGGCTCTAATGTCGTGAACGTGGTTTTCCAACTATTCGGTGTTATGTTCATACGTACACCAAAAATCTGTAATGTTTTCTCTAAGGTAGATCCGCCTGGCTGGGTAGTAATTACCTTTATAGGATCAAAGAAGTCTAGGTCTAGGGCTGCAATTATGCCTGTGTTGTAATTATTGGTGTATAGGTCTAGCACTATGGAGTCCACTCGTATGCTTGTCTCAGCTCTACTAGCCACATAAGCCTGTGCATAATCTAGTGCTACGGCATCGGTCTGCATAAGTAGGTTGTCTAAAAAATAACTGTGTAAAAAATACTTGTCTATGCTGTCTTGGTTAGATGCTACCTGAGCTGTGCCGCCTGCCCTAGTAATAGTGGCTTTGTTAAATATAAGGACATCGTTGAGAATCCAACTAGCATCAAAGTAATCTATACCTGTGCCGTTATCTGCAAAGACTGTAGTTGTGCCACCAATAGATCCAGCTGTAACAGATCGGTCTTGAAATACAAATGAACCAGTAGCATCTACGTATAAAGCACCATACTCTGATAAGGCTACAGTTGAAAGAGCTTGTAATGCTGTGCGGTTAGTGCCTGGGTCTGCTTGCATAGTAGTGAGTCCTGCATCTACATCACGCATAGTCGCTGGCCAGTCAATCTCATCTAATATTTTATTAACACGTGTGCCTGATAATTGTCCGGCAGTCGCATCTGTAACTGTGCTAATCTGTGCTACTTGCGTTAATCTAAATGCATCTACAGCTTGTATTGTTGTTATTGCTACATCTTCGCCAGATTCATCTGGGTATGTAGTAACGTAGCTTGTAATAAAACCTGAAAATATAGGATAAGTTACCGATGAGTAAGTTGCACTAATCTGCACTTTCTTCATAGGTGTTAATAAATTATAATACGGGCCAGTAACATTCTGTGGGTTAAAGTCACCATTCTGATCCACTATACGTAAAGTAAGTGCGCCTGTCTGAAATTGATCTGATAGTGCAGTACGGCCTCTATTAGTTTCTATGCGATTAACTTGATTAGACACGTCTACAACTACAGCTGCTGGATCGCCTAATACGTTAGTGCCTAATATGCCTGTATCTAATATCATAGCCTGAGCAAAACTAGGCCCAGTGCTAAAGTTAATTACAGCATTTATTACTGGTACTGCCATTATGGCAACTGTCCTGCTCCAGTAGTGCTATATCCACTACGCCCAGCTACCTGAATACTTTGAGCTACTAATTGTGCAAACGCATCACCAGATGGCGCATTAACAGTTAAGTTAACATCTAAAGATCTATTGCCTGACTCTCTAGCTCTTTCTAATGATATTTCGCCAGCACTCATGCCAGCATATCCAGTAGTACCCTGTAATTGAGTACCTAGATTTTGAAAGTAACTAGGAGTTAAAGGCGTAAATGCAGGACCCATTCCGCCACCCAAGGATCTATTGCCTGACTCTCTTAATCTTTCATCTAGAATCTGTCTCATACTCATATTTAGATAACCTATTGTGCCGACTAATGATTCTGCTAGTTTTTTAAAGTATTCAATAGTTGCATCACCAACTTTGCCTAAGGCATCTGCCAACTTTTTAGCAGCCTCTGCCGCTTCCATCTCTGCTAGTAACTTCTTAGCCAAAGCCTCATTATTATCTAATATTGCTATCTGTGCCTTGATGCGTAATTTAGTCTCTTCATCGGTAGCAGCATTTAATGCAGCCGCTAAACCTATTCGCTCTAGGTCAAACTTGTCTCGTAATTGATCTACAGCAGTCTTAGCCTTTAGTAAAGCATTCTCTTGCTTACGATAAGTTACTGCATCTTTTATAGCTTTGTTTTCGGCTTTCTGTAGAGGTATGCCAGAGTATCCACCCATATTGCTTGCAGAAGATTTTTGGCTTTTACCAATATCATAAGCAATTAAACCTAAAGTACCAGCAATTAACGTCTTTTTGCCTAAAGTTAATAAAGCCGTAATACCTAATAAAAACTTACCAACATCACTCTCTGCCATTTTCTTTATTTCGGCAGTTAACTGACCCATTCCTCTGGTGGTATCAGCAATAGCCACAGCAAAATTATTCATAGAATCGGCAGCGTCTTGTATTGAATTATCTTTACCTAGGGCACTTATAGCATCTATTAAACCTTTACCAATAATTTCTGTGGCATCTGCAGCAGCTACTTTTAATAAATCCATTTTGCCTGCATAGGTAGATAATCTTGCTTGTGCTTGTCCAGCAAACTTGGCATCAAGGGCAGCCATAATTTTATTCATATCGCCAGTGGCTATTGTTGCTTTATCTAACCCTGTGCCTAGTCTTGCTATAGATGTGGTAGTACCAGATGCGCCTTTGGCTATAGCTGCTACGACTGTGGCTAAATCTTTACCTGTGCCCGCACTTACGTTTAATGCGGTCTCTAATGCTTGCTGGCTAAGAGTTACTGATCCAGTAGCATTTAGTAAAGTTTGAAATGCTGGGCGTAACTGATCGTCTAATACTCCGTATAAACTTTGCAGCCCTGCAATATAGGACTCTACTTCATTTACTCTAAATGCGTTGCCTGTGTTTTCTAATTGTACTGCTAATGATTTAGCTGCCTTCTCATCGGCTGCAAACGCGTTTATAGCCTTTTTACTAAATGCAACTAATGCTGTGGTAGCAAAAACACGACTAAAAGTCCTGCCTAGTTTTTGTGCTTGCTTATCAAAGGCTGATATATCCTTCTGACCTTTTTTAAGTGCCTTGCCATTAAAGGTAGCAATAGCCGAGACGACTACATTGGCCATTAGGCTGCCTTCTTAATCTCTGTAGATTTGTTAAATTGTATCGCTGTAGAGTTTATTGCCTGCAGTATTGCATCATAAACTTTAGAACTATCCTGAGACCACGCCTTAAATATAAGTCTGCCCTTTGTCTTTTTACCAGTGCCACCTCGTACGCCTTTAATTCTAGGCTGTGATGTAAGTCCTGGCATAGATGTTACAAACTGGTAACCTGCGAACGGATTGTTAGATGAGTATTCTCTAGTAGATTTATTATAGGTATATTCTCTAGCTCTTTTTGTACCCTCAAAACCTTGCACTGCGCCAACTGGTGAGTTAGCTGTGCCGGGATTTATCTGCTGAAATGGCGCACGCCCTTGTGGGTTATTACGACCTGCAGTCTCATATATACGACCAGCTGCGCTTACGTTATACACGTAGTTGCTAATCTTGAATCCATTTCTAAATGTTTGATTTTCACCTGCGTTATACCCAATACCAGACTTAACAGTAGCAGCGTCATATTTTGGGAATGGCTTAAAGTTAATTGCTGGGTTACTTGGTTTACTCCAGCCTGATAATACACTGCCGTTATCTGGCACAAATCCTCTAGCCTTACTTGCCACACCACGCATTAAAGGATCAATAGCAGTCCTAATCTTTTGGCGCATGTTTTCATCAATAAACTCTAAACCTTTAAGGACATCTTTAACGCCTACGATTTCTACTGCTGGCATTTTTGATCTCCTTTGCTCTATCGCTAAGTACCTGCACGATTGCTCGTAACATTTCTGAGTCCATATTTATAAACTCATTAGGCGCGATCCCTAGCTCTACAGACAAACTTGCTATCGTATAGAGCGTAGAATCACGCTGTACTATTTTTTTTCTTCGTCTAATACCTCGACAGTTTCTAAGCTGTCAATAAACTCAATACCAAATATAGGTACAGTTACGTTAGCCCTACGTAAGCACTCATGCGCTAAGAAGTAAATCTCAGTCTGCCGTTCGTGGTCACGTAGGACTTTACTAATTCCTGCGCCATACTTTAACTCAAAAGCGTACTCGACACCTGGCGTAATCTTGTGTTCAGATACTTCGCCATTAGCCCTTGTTATCTTTAGCTTTGCCATTATTACTCCTTATGCGACTGCTACAGCTACTGTGCTGTTGCAAGTAAATGTAATGCTTTGTGATGATATATCAGCTACTGCGCCATTTACATTCTGTAGGTTATTTACCAATACAGATGCTGTGTATGAAGGGTTAGTTGCAGATACGGCAGCACTTGTCTGCTTAATCACGCATGTTACAGTAGTGCCATAAGCAGCACGTAATGTAGGGATAACTGTTGCAGCAGCATTATCATTTAAGAAGTCTAAAGTAATTGTGCTTGCTTCCAAACCTTTTGCAAACTTATGTGAAGTATCGCCCATGGCGGTTACTTCTAGCTCATCAAAGGATTGGTTAATAGTTACAGCTGTTACATACGCTGATAGATCAACGCTGTTTAGCGTAACGGATACGCCATTGTTTAAGAATATGGCCATGATTACTCCTTGTCTTTCTCTTTAGTAGGGGTTGGTGCTGGTACTTCTTGGATCTGGCCTATCTTTTTTAAGAAGGCTAAGTTTTCTGCGTCTGTACTCATTTTAACTCCAGCTCGTTAGGATTGATACGGTGATTTCTGACGTTAATAAATCTCCACTAGCTGCATTAGTTATAGCTGGAGCGGAGACACTTGATATGTTATAAACTAGGGTAGATGCCGCTAGTTTAGTTACTACTGCCACAATAAAGTTTTCTATACCTAGCAAGTTGCCCTGATTATCGAATGCAGGTGTAGTTACTAAAATCTTAAAATTAGCCAAAGGTGCGATGCTTGTCTGGCTGTTATTGCTTGGCACGATGTAAGGATCGCTAGGGGTTATTACTACGCTATTAGCAAGCAAGGTTGCAGGCGGGAATGAGAAGGTTGACCAAACTCCATTATTTGTGAGGGCGGTTGCTAGTGTGCCACGTAACGTGCTTATTGCGGCCATTAGCCGACCAGTGAATTAGGACTAGAATACGGTTGGATGAGACCACGTATCCTATTTATCAGTTGGTACCCCATCCTGTAAGGATTTGCA